GGTTTCACGTCTCCACGGTTTTGAGCGAGCGGGTGCGCAAACGTGTTTGCGCATGGTTTGGGCGCAAGTTTTGCGCTTTGCGCGGATTTGATGCGCTTTGACACTGAAAACGCAACATGGCGCGGTCGCATGCAGAATCGGGGCTGGTGAAGCTCTACATGGCTGCGAAGGGGGTGGCCCTTCGCACGGCGCAGCTTCATGCCAAAAACCGGCACTCGGACTATGTGGCGTTTTTGGCGACGCAGGGGGCGAGGGCCTTGGAGGTTTCCGATCCGAGCGAGGAGCAAAAGCGCGCACTGGTCGCCGTGATGGGTGGGCAGACGCCACCGGGGGATCGGCTGGTGCACGTGGCTCCGCCTGCGATGGAAAAGCCGCAAGATCAGTGGACGCCCGAAGAGTATGCCGAGTGTCAGGCCTGGGCGGGACTGGTGGCTGCCAATGCACAGCGGGAGCAGGCTTTGAAGCAGGGCGATCCCATGGCAGCAATCGGCTTTGTGAAGATCGCCGCTGATTCGCTCAAGTCCTACCACCTCGCTCGGCAGCGTCGAGTGCAGTCGGAGCTGGAAAGCGGACGGTTGCAGCCCATGTCCGCCTGGCAGGACGCCAAAGCGGCGCTCATGAAATTTGTTTCGCTCTTCGCGTCCTTTGAGGGCCGCATCGCTCAGCGGGCCAATCCCGACAACCCGCAGCATGCCATGCGGGCCATCTCGCAATGGCGTGAAGAGGAGTTCAATCCCGCGCTCGAAAGCGTCCTCGCCGAGCTCACGGTATGAATCCGACCCCGCAGCAACGCCGCGCCGCTCTGGTGCAAAGCGAAGTCCTCGGCATGTTCCGCACCCAGCGTCGCAAAGCCGTCGTGCCTTGGCTGGAGCAGAACATTATCCTGCCGCGCAAAATGTCGCCCAATGGGGCTGGTCCTTTTCGCACAACCTCGCGCCCGTTTCAGCGGCCCATTCTGGAATGCTTCAACCCTGAATCAGGAATCAACGAATGTGGCACTTCGGCAGGTGTGCAGATGCTTAAAAGCACCACGCTTTGTTTAGGTGCAAGTTATCGCATGGTAAATGCACCCATGCCAATTCTGATTGTTGGCAGCTCCCGCGACTGGACCAAGACCGAGCTCAGCGAAAAACGGATGCAGGTTCTCATCGACGAGAACCCCATCCTTGCCGCGTGCAAGCCCGCCAACTCCGACCGCTACCGCTCGATGTCGATGGACCTCTCGGGCGGCATGGTCAACTTCGTCGGCGGCAACTCCCCCGGTGCCCTCTCTGGTGGCTCCTACGGCATCACCCTTTGCGACGAAGCTTCAAAGCTCATCCAAAGCGAAAGCGATCAAGCACCCGAGGCTCATCCCTTCCACCTCATCGCCAAACGCACCGACGGTTTTGGCGCTTTGGAGTTTCACTACTACTCCAGCACGCCGAACAGCCCCACGCATCCCTTCTGGAAATACATCCTCGCCGGAGACCAGACGCATTTCTATGTGGAGTGCCCGCACTGCCGCGGCTGGTTCTACCTCGACTTCATCGGCCGGCCCGAAGATGTCGAAGACTACAACACCCACCTCAGCCTCACCCTCCCCAGCGATTACAAATCCCTCACCTGGGACAAAGACGCCCGCGAAGCCTCCGGGCAATGGGACGAGGCCCGAGTCCGCGAATCCGTCCGCTACATCTGCCCCCACAACGGCTGCCAGATCACCGAGCTCCACAAGCAAGCCATGGTCGAAGGCTGCACCGAAAAACGCCACAACACCCTCGCCGCCAAAAACCGCCGCACCTTCATCCTCCCCTCCTTCTACTCCCCCACCAAGAGCTTCGGCACCATGGCCTGGGACTTCCTCGATTCCCTCAAGGACATGTTCGGCCTCCAGGACTACTACAACAGCCGCCTCGCCCGCCCCTGGACCGAATACAACGTCAACCTCAAGATGGAAGACGTCGTCAAAGCCATCGCCGACGGCAAAAACGGCCGCCCCTTGTATCGACGCGGCACCCTGCCCTTCAAGCCCCTCCGCCTCCTCCTCAATGCCGACCCTGGCGAAGCCACCACCCATTGGGAACTCGTCGCCCTTGCCCACGATGGCGGCGTTTGGGTCTGCGATTGGGGCACCGTCGTCTCCTCCAAAGACCTCCTCGCCACCGATTTCCTGAAAGCCCGCCACATCATCGTGGAAGGCACCAACGAGAAAGTCTTCCCTGATCGCGGCTACCTCGACACCGGCTGGCAACAAGATGACCAGCTCGATGTCTGCGCCGCCTCCCGCGGTGCCTTCATCCCCGTCAAAGGCTCCGACGCCAAACACGGACAACTCCACGAAACCCGAGTCGCCACACGACCAGGTATGTCACTGCTCGTCTTCAACGACCGCGAAGTGAAAAACATGCTTTACGCCAATCGCATGATGAAGCGCATCGACGGAGCCTTCCACCTTCCCGTCGATGCCGACCCCGAAGTCAAACTCGGACACACCGGCCAAAAACGCGACGCCGACGGCGAATGGCAACGCGTGCCCCACGATCACTTTGGCGATTGCTCGAAATACGCCTGCATTGACTTCCAGCTTTTGCGTGCTGGCGGCATGCTTTGAACGACGATGCCAGCAATGCAGATTTGCCGCCGTTAGCGGGACGGAATGAGCGAGGCGCAAGTAGCTCGCCGTCCTGCTTCGGCGGCATTTCCGCCTTTGGCGGGCTTTGACACCCGCCCGCCCGCATGGCGGCCGTCAACATCTCCGATCTCACCAGCGACTTTCGCTTCCACGCCCGCATGCTGTATCGCGGCGACACTGCCGCGCAGCTCGATTGGCTCACGCAACAATACCTGATTCTGGCGGAGGATAAAACGGGCGCGGAAGTCACCGCTCACGCGTTTGAGGGATCATCCCACTCCGCGCAGTTCCGCGATTCTTCACCGGAACAGCGCCGCATGGCAGTCAAGGCCGCCATCGAAGAACTCGAAGCCGAGATCGCCGGTGAGGTCGCCAATTCCGCCCGCCGTCCCTTCGGCTTCCGTTTTGCCCCCGGCTATGAGCCCGCCGCCGTGCTCGGCTGATTCATTCGTCCTTCCTCATTCTGGTTTCGTCATTCCCTTCCGATGTCCCGCCGCCTTAAAAAACCAGCCGCCGCCGCCGCCATCGCCGCCACCAGCGCCGCGCCAATCACCAACGCCGCCGCCACCACCTCCGCAGGTTCTTACCGCACGCTCCCGCGCTACACGCCCTGGACGCTGAAAAGCGTGGAGCGCATGCAGCGGACCAAAGACCTGGTGCAGATCTCCCGCTTCTTGCAAAGCGAGGAAGGCATTCCGCAGGTGCGTTATGGCATCCAGCAGCTACCGCGGGAGGCCGTCGGCAAAGGCATCGGCTGCAAATCCATCTCGCAAAACGCCGACTTCCGCCGCGAAGCCACCGCGCTCTTCAAAAAGTGGGCCGAATCCCCCGCCATCGACATTCGGAAAGAGCACAACCTTTTTGCCCTCCAGCCCATGCTGCTCTCCGGCATGCTCGGCGATGGCGAGCTCTTCATTTCGCCGATTTACGATCCCGCCGGAGCCTCCTGGAGCCTCAATGATCGCAGCAAGCGAGCCTTCCAGCTTCAGCTCATCACGCGAGACCAGCTCACGAATGGCGATGTGAAAGCACTCGATGCCCGCAACGCCCGCTGGTTTGACGGTCTCCAATACAACGGACTCGACCAGCTCGTCACCCTGCGACTCAACCAAGATCCCAACGCCAACGGCTACAACGGATCCACCAATTACACCGACATCGCCGCCATCAATGCGATGGGGCATCGCAGCATCTTCCACCTCAAAGATCCGACGCGGATTCACCAATACCACGGCGACCCAATTATTTTCGCCAGTGGCAAAGACCTCCTCGACAGCCTGGACCTGAAGGCCCTGCGCAAGCACAGCGCCAAAGTCCGCGCCGCCCTCCTCGGAGCCACCACGACCCGCGATGGCAAAGGCCTCAACGCCATGGAGGCGATCAAAAAGGCCCAGCAGGAAGGCAACCCAGCCACCGACACCGGCCGCCGTTACGTGGAGATCGCCGAAGGTGCCATTTTCCTCCCGCTCTCCGACAACGAGAGCTTTAATTTCTTCAATAACCCGCAGGAGGGCATTCCGTTCCGCGACATCCTCGCCGATCTCATTCACCCGTTCATGTTTGAGCTGCGCTACCCGCCCGAGTGGATTTTCACGCGTGGCAAAGTCGGAGGTGTCGAATACCGCGGCCTCCTGCAGCAAGTCGCCCGCGCCCATGAGGGCCTCCGCGCCCGCCTTTACCCCTTCCTCGAATGGCTCTGGGAAAAAGTCATCGGCACCGCCATGCAGCCCGGCGGCCCGCTCTACTCCTACGCCACCGTCGAAGACTGGAATCAAATCGACTTCGTCACCGATCCCGATCCCACCGTCGATGCCGGCCGCGATAACAAAGCCGACCTCGAAAACCTCGGTGAAAACCTCATCACCCCCGATGACTTCATCGAACGCCGCACCGGCATGGATGGCGAAGCCGTCCGCCACGCCGCCATCGAGCAAAAGCTCAACAGCATCCGCTTCGCCATCTCGCAGGCCAAACGCATCCCCATCGACCAGGTCGAAATCCCCGCCTCCATCGCCATCACCATCGGCATGGGCCTCAAGACTCTCCAAGCCGCCGCCGGCACCCTCAACACGTTGAGCCCCGAAACCCTCGCCGCCGACATCGCGGCGATGGAATGACGAAACCAGAATCAGGAAGGACGAATGAATCATTCCTCATTCGCCATTCTGGTTTCCTCATTCCCGCCTCCGGCGGGTTTTGACACCTCGCAGCGAGCATGTCCCGCAACAAGACCTGGTTCACAATTCGTAATGCCGCCACCGCCGATGCGCCCGCTGAAATCTCGATCCACGATGAAATCGGATCGTGGGGCGTCAGTGCCAAAGACTTCCTCGCCCAGCTCCGCAGCATCGCGGCAGCGACTCCGATCACTCTCTCCATCCACTCCCCCGGCGGTGAAGTTTTCGACGGTCTTGCCATCTACCATGCGC